GATGCAAAGATATGTTCGGACGTGTGGTTTGGCGGTGTCCACTGTACCGGCTTGGAGCCGATGCCCCAACCAATACCATAGTGTTCTAGCGCTGCTTGTGGTGATAATAATTCTTTGACGTTATTCATTGTATTGTATTCCTTTTGTACTTCAATGATTGTGACTGTGTCCTTTGGCGGCTACGTCGCCGCCGTGGATATATAATACGATAGCAGAATATCGGCGCGGTGGGCGGCGGCGCTGTAGTCTATTATTGAACACCATGACACCATGCAGTCATGTCGCGTAAACACCGCCAAACAAAGAGACACTTGAAAAGATATCTACGATGTTCGGCGGCGTTATATGAATAACATCAGACTAGCAGTCTGACGGATAGCGGCGCTATTGCTGTGATAGTGGGTATTAATGGCGGCGCCGTGGCGCGGTAAGTGGCAAGGGTACCCCACGGGGACAAGCGGCAACGCCAGCCTTATCAAAAGGGGCTCAGATTTTTGTGCCAAATATATTCAGGCATAGGCAGTTATGAATGGGAGGAGTTGATCACCAAGTATGACGGTGAGTCGGGACCAGAAGAGCATTCTCAATACTCCAAAGTTCTTCGGTTCTTGATGGCAGTCAAAGGTATACAGTTGACATCCCCAAGTTCCCCACCGTCACCCCAGGACCCTGCGATAACCACAGACCCATCCCGCTCCACAACCACCTTACCAACGGTAATCATGATTGCGGGCATCAGGTCTTCAGCGTCTTCAGTACACATCCAGGGTTCATCAGAGTGTGTGGTGTCCTCCCACTCTATGAGTTCAATCATGAGGAATATTACGCCTTCTTAATACGTAATTTGCTCACATCTACAGCAAGCCGTTCTTCTTTCTTCTTCCTCTTCTTGCCCCTTCTCGTACCTGAAGCCGCACTATTTCTCTTCTTGTAACTATAGGTTGTAAATTTGGGGTTACCCCCCTTATCTGTTCCGCTTTGTTCTTGATATTCTGGCATACTTAAAATCCTTCTGTGCTTTTGACCACTATAGATACTTTAGATACTTTAGCATCTATAGACTCTTTAGTGGTCTTTAGTTATCTATAGATACTACTTATTATTCTTACTATGTCTTATTTCTAGGTTTCTTCAGATACCATATGATCCTTAGGTCTCCCTCCCCTTTCCCCTCTCCATAAGATTCAATACCTTACTTTTACCTAACAAACTGGGGTTCTTTCCAAGCATGGCTTTAGCCATGTATTTTTATGTCGTTGTATGGGGGTCTTCCCTGTAGAGGCTCTAGGATCGCTTCTGAGAGCGTTTGTCTCTTAGGGTACCCTCAGGGGTCTAATAGGTTGAAAAGCCTACCAGAGCCTTTCTCTGGCTCTTCAGGAGGCAGCAGGTCCAGTAAGGTCTTCATGTGTTCTGCTAATTGTTTACTGGTCATCTGGTCCAGTAGATAACTCTCGTAGCATAGGACGACCACGAGAGCCTGATCTGATAAAGCCATATACTCATCATAATAATTCTTATTTACATCCATGTTGTCCGTCTTTTCTTGCCACCCAGGGCGTTTCTCATAAAGTCATCTAGAGCCGTGTTCAGTTTCTCGGTGTGGGCAGATTTAATCAGTTTGTCCCGGTCAGCGGCTAATTGCTCTGTCCAGTACCCGACAGCCATGCTCAGGACATCTAGGCGGTCATCGTGTACCAAGGCGCCCTTCATGTTGGTTATTCGGCTCAGTTGGTAGAAGAGTTGATACTTAAGAGCCTTCTCAGGAGACATACCTTGGGTAGATATGTAGTCAGCCTCGATTAACTTACGATCCACAATGAGACGGTGGCTTGATAGCACAGGTTCGATTGTGTCGATAATGCGGCGTTCTTTCATGATATTGTGCCGAACTTCCTCCATCTCCACAGGATGTATCTTTGCCATCACGGGCTTCAACAGTGCCGTGAACATCCCATCACCGAAGTTAGATTCGATAAGGACATGCTTGACATTCTGCTTCTTGGCTAGAGCAGACAGCGCCTTAAGCGTCTCTTCCTCATAGCCTCCTTGGAAGCCTCCTGCCTCCAGGACAAACAGTTGAGAGTTAAGCATCTTGACGACTGCATAAGCCGTCTCGTCTGCCCCCCGCCCCGCAGGGTCAATAGCAAGCACAGCGCCGCTGTAGGGCATCCAATCGCCCTGAGTGGTCATAGGGCGGTAGTAGCGGTCTCCATTAAAGCCAACATTAGGTAATTCATTGTCGATGAGATCGGGACTTGCCGCCCAGATGACCTTCTCTGGGGCGTTGTCTGGGTTACAGTTCATGACGATTAGGTCACTGAGTTTTAGTGGATATCTATCCGCATCACTGAGGGACGTATCCAACATGAATTGTAAAGCGAATCCAGAGCGCCCATAGGAAGCCTCACGCTCCATCAGGTCCATTTCATCGAACCTTTTGGGGTCTGTGGACTTCCCAACGATATTGTCCTCTGAGGCGTCCATAGCCTCCTTAATCTTGGGGGCTAGTCGGTCGCTTATGTTCTTAAAAGTCTTCTCGTCAGGGTATCTAGCGGTCCATATGCGGGTGTCATAGCCACGCTCAGGAAGCGCGGTGTATATTGAGAACTCGGTTTGTGGGGTACCGAGGTAGGCAATACGACCATCAGGCTTAAGGACAGCATCAAACTCCTTGATGGACTCTGCAAGTTTATCCCGCATTGTCTGGGTCATGGAGTTATTTAATGACTCAACGTCGTCAGCAACGATGAGATCAGCACGGGCTCCTGTAATCTGCCCCGTGATACCACGAGATGTAACCGAAGGTGCATGAGATGCCGGAGCGGGTCCAACATCAAAAGCAATCTTTGAGTTACGTTGCTTATCTGTGGGGCGGAGGTGCTGAAGTATCGGCATCTCCTCAATCAACCTTAAAGTAAAGGTACTGAAGTCGTCGGCTCGCTGCTTAGAAGCAGAGATAACCAAGATGTTCATTGCGGGATTAAGCAGTAACTGGTGACAGACATAAGCAGAGGTAATCCAACTCTTGCCAACACCACGGAACGCTTGGATGCAGAGGCGCCGAGGACCATTCTGTAAGTAATCCGCAATATCATATTGGATAGGCGTGGGCTCAGGAAGTTTCAGTTGATCCCAAGCGAGGTACAGAAAGTTTCTAAAGTCTTCTAGTGGGTGCTTTTCGTTCAACTGTTTATCCACCAGGTCCCTGTCCCGGTCCACCAGTGCCGCCACTGCTATTGTCCATCCCACCACCACCGGCGTTAGTGCCAAAACCGACTGTGTGCATAAAGTTGCTGAAAGGGGAGGTTAGTGGATTGCCGAAGTCGTCAACTACCTGCCATATTCCATCTATATAGGCAATCTTATAGCCCTCTGGGGCTTCGGGTTTAACGAGTCGGTTGATTAACAAAGGCTCCCCGCCATCAGGTGAGAGTGGGGCTTTCTGTTCTTCCTTGTCTTTCATTGGTATACACATGTTGTTTTATCCTGTTGAAGAGAGCGGTGCGTCGGGGTCTTGAAACGGTAGTATCTTTGCTAAGTTGTCCAATGGCGAATCTTGCTGCACATACGCATCAATTCCATTATCTTTTAGGAACCGAATAGCATTAGCCATCTCGGCAGCAGTTGCCTCACCGGATTGAATACGGACTAATAAGTCCTTAGCCAGTTCTTCATGTAGTTTTTCTAAGAGGTCATTTAAGTTACTCATTATACGCTCCTTAATACCCACGACACGAAGGCGGCAGCGATGGCGCCAATCGCAGCGGCTCCGCCGAATAAAGCGGATTTGCCTTGTTCGACAATCCGTAAGCGTTTATCCAAACGTCCGAGTTCCTCGTCGTGGCTTCGTTGCATGTGTAGTAATGATTCCATTTTACCCTCAAGGCGCCCAAGCGCCATCAAGATGTCTGTAGTATCTTCAATCATATTTTTTATATAACGCTGTAGGTTATGGTTCCCTGTATTGATGTGGCAGTGCTTGCGGCTATTTCAGTATCCGACATGTTCGCTAATTGTGTACCGGTGGCGTCCGGAAGCACATAAAAATTAATCACTGTGCCTCCGCTGTTTGCTTGGATTAGGATGGGCGGGCTGCCGTCCACATAATCGTTAAGGCTTACTGTGCCTTGTCCGTTCATTGTGGGGGCAACCGGCAGCCCTTCCACAGTAACTGTTCCAGTGTTGGTGCCCCTATTGAAAGAGATAGAAAACCAGACGGTGACCTGTTTACCAATTTGGATATACTTTCCTACCGGGGTGCCTGTAGAGATGGTGGTAGCACCAATCTTCATAACAGGTGTCCAGGTGCCTTCATCGTAGACCGTGAGATCATCCTCACCGACGTTTATGCCGGAAAAGGTGGCGGTCTTCCCTGATAATGCTGTTGATATTGTAACCATTTATAGATTCTCTTATGTTAAAAATTGTTGTTAGTTTTTAGCCTATTTCTATCGCCACGAAGAAACTGTGTTCACTGTCCGCCCAGCAGGTAGTCTGGCGTTGATTGGTTTCGGCTTTAGAGAGGACATAATCATACGTTCGGCTGTCAGTGTTTTCCGCATCCAACAAATCAAAATGTGGGATGGCAGTATANCAGTCTACGTGATTTATCCCAGTTGTAGGAACGTTTATCCTATGGTAACTGAGAAGTCTTCGATCCAGAAGTGTCCCGTCGTGTTCCACACCAACAGCCTGGGTGTTATCTTTGGAGATATAACCATAACTACCTACTTTTGAGGACGTTACGTCGTTGGTATCGTCATCATCCCTAACCAGAAAGGAGGCTATTAACAGAATTTTTGAACTTGCACTTTTAGGTGCTATCGTTACTTTTCCACCGAAAACNATAAAGGCTGTGTTTTCCTTGGTATCCCAAGTTTCAGTCACGTNATGAGTCGTGTCTGCCCAAGTGGCGCTCACCATCTGCCTGATGCTCATTGCTTCCACACCCGCGTACTGTAATGCTCCTGTGAGTAAGTTCATGTCTCCTGATACACTTGCACCACTGCTTAAAGTGGTTGCTCCAGTGACTCCAAGAGTATCACTTAAAGTAGTTGCTCCAGTGACTCCAAGAGTCCCACCGACGGTCGAGTCTCCAGTAAGGGTTGAAGTGGTGTCTACGGTAAGTGAACCATCAACATTAAGGTTGCCATCAACATCTGCATTCCCTGTTGCATTAATATCAACAAAAGTTGCATCACCATCTACCGCAACCTTTGCAAGTGCGGCGCCCGCGGTGTCCTGCCACTGTTGAAGATCGGCTGTCTGATCGGTAATTTCTTTTACCGTTAAAGACACATCCCCAACCACATCACCAGTGATTGGTTGCTTAATGTATTGACGGGAGACACCAAAGTTAATGATGGTTACTTTATCAGCGGGTAATAGTGTCACAGTGTCCATCTTTAGCGTGAATGTACTGCCTGATATGGTGAAGTCGGTTGTTGGTGTCTGAGTATCTCCATTGAAAGCCACCACATATAAGTTATCATTATCGCCGCTCGGCGCGGGATCAGCCAGGGTGACCGTGCAGTCGCCGGTTGTTCCTGAAAAATCGGAGCCGACCTTTGCCCACATCTGGGGTAAGGACACGGCTCCGGCGTACAATGTTTTACCATCTACATACTCTTTAGTAGCCGCATCTCGGTCTCCAGATACTGTGCCGCTAAGTTCTTTAATACGTTTCTCTCGCGCTGCCCAATCGCCATCATAATCAAGGGAGAGGCTTGCTGTTGCATTCTCTTCTGCTTCTTGAGACAGGTAGAGAAGTTGTTGGCAGACAGCATCGAGATCGGCTTCTGAAAGTACAGAGCCATCTTGGAAGTCCACAAGTAAGTCTACGGCTCCTTCCTCACGTCCGGGGGTTTTTCGATAGACCTTGACATACTGTCCGGAATCTATAGCGGGTGAGCAAGTTACCTTAACAGATGGAGACTCAACCACCGTATAATCATCCGTGCTTAGATCAGCACCATCTACGGATACTTTTACATGCGATGTACTGATATAGGGGAAAGAAAATGCAAAGTCTGCGGTAGACCCTGTTGTTTCATAAACAATGTATGTAATAGCCATGAATTACCTCTTTTAATATTCCAGAAGACCCTGGATATCTCTTCCAGATTTACGATAGATGTCAATTTGTGTATTGCGGCGGTCTTGGCGATCCACTTCAGGAAACTCCCGAAGTGTGGTGCTATATGCTGCATTACGATATTTGCGAATAAGTTTCCGTATCTCACCAACCCTGGGTGACTCATCGCCTTCAAAGGGTTGTTCGGATAAACGGTTGTAGGCAGCAGACCGCATAAGGTCTCTGACTGCTTGCTTCAAGGTACGCCCTCTCAGCCTTACTTTACCATGATTCTCTTGCCACCGGTCATAGAATGTCTGACCGGAACGGTTAGTAAATAATATGGTGTTAATACCATTCCGTATTTTCTTAGGAGGTCCAAAGGAAGCGTTGATGTTACTCAGTTCCTTAAGAACCTTATCATCTTTAATATCAGACCGATGTATTGGTAGCGTGTGGTATAGTGGTTGTGGTCTGTCCAACTTCTCACCAAAGACGTTTCGCTTGCTTTCTACCCGTGTATCTCCCACAGGAATAACACCAAGTAACTTAGAGTCTTCGGAGGTTAAGCCGTACTTAGCCCTCAGGGCATCTAGGACGCCTCTGATTTCTAATTGGTGTTCAGCGTTGCCGAAGGTTTGGGAGGCGAGACCGGACATCGGTAAAAAGGATGACACGGTTGCTTCCATATAACTTTCACCATATCTCTCTGGTTGAGAGAGGACGTTAGCGACTCTAGCAAGCCCTGTTAGATATGACTTACCCATTACGTTACGGGAGATAGCAAAGATGGCGTGGGATGCTATAGTATCTATCATAGACATCTCATCCCCATCCACTTCGTTGGTGGCTTCAGCAATGTCGGCTATTACGCCGAGGAAGTTAGCGAAGGGATCAAAGCGTTTGTAGGACCACCACGTATCACCAACTCGGATACTGTATGGCTGCCAACCTTGGGCTTCCATCATGCGACGCTTCTCAGGGTCTTTAGGTCCACCACCAGTTAAGTTGCCAGACTGAACGCCCATAATGGCGCCGAAGGTCAACATAGAACCTGTGGCTACTCTTCCAACGATATCACTTGATTTATCAGCGAACTCTTCCGCCATCTCTTTAGAGACTCGGCGCATCTCGCGGGTTTTAATACCACCCTCGATATGTTTGAAGGCATCCCACCCAGACCCCACTACGCTCCTTTTGACATAGAATGCGAGAAGGTTCGTGGGTGTACGAACGAATGGGGAGACGAGGCGCAGGATTGGGTAATCATTCACCCACCTGTTGAACCCACCGGCTGCTCTTACAGCGGCGTTACGTCCTGGGTCATCTAATGACTGAGTGTATGTAATCTCTCGTCCATAATCCAAAGCCCGTTTAGCGAGGACACCGTGGTCATCATTCCAATTCTTTTCCATGTAATTAAGAATATGACTTTGGATAAGTTTTGTACGTTCTTCTAGGTCTTCCACCTTACTGTGTGCAGCACGGGCTTCTGCCTCTGCTTTAGTACGCATACCAGTATAAGTATAGAACTGTCCGTCCTTAACCATCTTATCGAAGTTTGTTTTAACATGTGCATCTAATGCAGCACCACGCATCCCGGCTTTGATACCTTCCTTAGTTAAGCCGCCTTTTACTGTGGCTCTATAATTTAGGTTCTTAAAGAAAGCATCTTCCGCCATTAAGAAACGACTAGGTAGGTTCAATGTTTTACCAATAAAATCTGTAGCGCTTTCGCCAATCGTGTTAGCAACACGCGGCATATTCTTAGCAGACAAGGCTCTTGCTCTACCTACGTTATCAATATCAATCTTACCCATGACATCTAGGGTATCTCCCCAGTTCTTCCAAGCAGACCCTGCTGCCTTGGTTGCATCCTGTAATGAGGAGGCGAGATGAACATACATCTGTAAGTCCTCCCCAAAAGCCTTGTCCCATTTTAAGGTAAGCATATCACCCATGAATTGTTCAAGAGGCATGAACAAAGTATTGAGGGTGTTTGAAGTCATGTTGACTGCGTGAGTAAGTGGACCTGAGAGAATGGAGTTAATCCAATACTCTACTAGCATCTGAGGCATTCTTGCACGTTCATCTAAGTGCTTCAGTGCCGCACCAGTTCCGTGGTTATCTTTAATAGAGGATACCTCAGACGCCAGTTTCTTAATGTTCTTAATGCCCTTTTCTAAAGAGCCTCCACCGTGGGTCTTAATAATTTCCTCGCGTACCCGTACTGCGTCGGGACTGTCTCCTCGATACATAGACTCAGGCATTACCTTGCTATGGGGGGTGCCGCCTGTACCTGTACCTGTACCCATACCTGTACCTGTACTTGTAGGTTCGGGACGTGGTTTAGCACCGGGACGTGTATCCCACCCCGCCATTCTGTTCTGGCGTTGTAGACCCATGCCCGCTAAAGAGCCTCCTGATCTAGATGCTTCAATAAATTGTTTTGCTTGGATGGATTGCATCAATAGGTGAACAAGGTCTTCGTGGGTGTCCCCTACATTTTTAAGCCGCGTCTGTGTCTCAACTACATCCCCCACCAACGTGTCCGCCCAATTACGGAGTGCTTGTTGTGCGGCTATCCAGGCGCTACCTTCTTGAAGGTGTTGGCGGAGCATTGCTTGTGTAGCGTCTTCGTCTCTACCGAGAACACTTGCCCAGAACTGTCCTTGTTCAACAACGTCTGCATCAGTAATCGTAGGTAGTGGACCACCCCTGTCAATATGTTCGTAGGCGGCGTTTCTTAGGTCTTCTGGTAAAGCATCAAGTGCTGCACGAACCTCAGCACCATGTGCCATCTTGTCTAAGTTGAGACCTCTGCTTGTTCCTGTAGGGGGTGGTGGGGCGCCTTTACGATGCCCAGGCTCTCCGCTTTGGAAGAGTGTGCGCTTTTCAGCAGACTCTAGTTTCTTAAGATGCCTCAGTTGTCCTGGCTTTGCGTTGGCTTGCCAATCGGCACCATGCTCAGTTTCTAATCGTGTTTGGTAATCCTTGATTGCGGAGGGCGCCTCAACAGCAGCCGCTGCTCTAGGAGCAGGAACTTCCATCGGCACCCTTACGGTATCAATGTCGCCACGGCTAACAAGTTTATCAAAGACTTCCTTCATCTCTGGAGATATCTTAATATCATCTACAGCGTTGCCCGCTACGTGATCATAGATACCCTTAAGCCATCCTGCGAACTTACTGAAGATATCCTTCAGAGCATCGTTAGGTGCTTTGCCCGTCTTGAGATACTTCTCAAAACCACGAGCAAACTTCTCTTCTGCGGCTACAGACCACTTGGCAGTACCATCTTTATTACGTGTTGCTCCTGACCACTCTTCGGCTACGCGAATGTCTGCATCAGCAATACCAAGTCGGTTTGCTTGGTCTACGGTAGTATCGAATAAGCGTCGTCTAGCGACGTGGGCTACTTCGTGGACTGCTGTGGAGACGTCGGCGCCTTCAAAGAAGTTGATGACGGCTTTGCCATCGGCTTCAAAGTCTACAGCACCCTTGGGTCCAACGCCTTCGTCTTGGAAGAGTCGCTGACCGCGTTCTTTGACGGATGCTTTTAGTTCGTCAGNGAGTTTCATGTAGGGTTGCTGTTGCATCTTCATGTCCCCCTCTGCAAGGTCCCCCAGGTATCGCATCATGCCAATTTTCTCTACCCTAGCACCAAACTTCTTACCAATCTTATTGGCTGTTTTAGGAAGTATATTGTCGTAGAACTTCGCAAGACCTTCTTGACCGCCCCATCTATCTGATTGTTGCTTTCCGGTAGTCCATGCGATAGCATCAAAATCATTGTCTACAGCGTGGGATATCATACGCTTCATAAGAAGAGAGTCCCATGTTTTCTTGAAAGGTGCCTGAGGAGGTCCCTCTCTTTTACCGATTTCTTTAGTACGCATATCGACTCCGGCTTTCCGAACGTCTTCTGGAAATACAAATAACTCGTGCTTTTTATTTTTGAAGTCTACGGCTACATCATCTTTAAGCCCCCTCTTTGTATACCAATCTCTCCAACCTTTCATAATGTCGTCAGCCGCATCTTCACCGAGCCACTTTGATAATTGGGCTCGGTCGGTCATTACAGATACTTGGAGAGCATCAGAGCCCCTAATATCTATC